GGGGCTTTTTTTGTGTAAAATTGAAATGTACAAGTACTATCGTTTACTACCATTATCCTACCGCTTTGTTTAGCGTTATACTACCGTTTTAATGATCTATTACCACCACAGCATAAAAAAGGGTTTAAAACGGCTAATTTACCAACAAAATAAGCACTTACAAAAACTTTGAATACTTATTTAAATACTTTTTAAACGGCTCTTACGGGTTGTTTAAACGCTTTTTGTGTGCATCTCAAAAAAAGACCTTTTAAATCAATGGGTAACCTAATGGGTCACCTCATGGGTCACCTCAATATCGCAAAAAAATAAACGATGCAATACCCCATAAATAGCAGTTTTTACAATGAAACTATTGTTTTTTATTAGTTAATTACCCCCCTAGCGCACAAAAAAAGATATTTAAAAAACGTAAGTAATTGATTTTTAATTATTTATGTTTTAATACATTGAATTGATCCTCACAGATGCCTTGATTAAGGCTAAGCCTTTGATATTCTTGATGTGGAAGTCCTTTGGCTGGTGGTGGCGGTTCTCACTCACTAACTTCACGTAATCGGTTCCTAGTTCACTTTTATGGAGCCATTTTACCATTACAAACTCATCACCATCGTTATTGATCAATGACACCAGGTACATCTCACCCCAAAACATGTTGTCTATTTCGTTAGCCACTTTCTTGTACATGATTATGTCACCGGATTTGAGTAGCGGGTACATACTGTCACCACTTACGTAGATCGCACCATCGCATTTGGGTAAATTGGGTATTGTAATATGATCTACCGGGGTTTCTGTGCTGGAATCCCTAAATAATGCCACAACTGATGCTGAGGCTTGGATATCGTAAAGCGGTACCGACTGATGTTGAATATTAGTATCTGTTTTTAACCTAAAAACATTACTGTTAGTTGTGTCTTCTATTTTTAGCATTGGCTCTTTTCCCATCAATAGCCATTCGGGACTAATTTCTGGACAATTTTCTATTATTTTAATTAGTATTCCTTCTCCTAGATCTGCTTTTCTATTCAATTGCTTACCAAGATAGCCATTTGAAAGGCCGATTTCTTTCTCAAATGGCGAAGGCTTAACGCCTTTATAATCAATGTATTTGTATAATCTTTCAATTGCTTTCATAAATAAAATAGAAAAAAGGTTATTTTTTGCTTTGTAAATAGAAAATTGTCTATATATTTGCCTTTCAAATAAGAAACAAAAAAAGCAATGAACAAAGCTAATCAAAAAAATAAGAAGTATACCTACGATCCTAAAATATTGGATGCACTGGTTACTAAGTATGGAATGACCAAAGTATACATCAGAATGTGCTTAAAAGGTGATAATAAAAGTCTTACGGCTGATAAAGTTCAAGCGGATTATAAATCACTAAAAAATCAATTTTCGGAAGCTCTGGAAAAATTCAACAGCAAAAACTAAAAACCATGAAAACAAAGATCATTCACCACGTAAACGAAGACTTCACTAGTGAAGTAATTGAAACGATCACTATACAAGGTGGCGCAATACGAAGCATCACATTTAGTGAGCCTCAAGCACTTTAATTAAAAAACGAACAATTTGGAAACTCCATACGAATTTCACGATAAGAAACTAGGTGTTAAGATCAAGTACTTGATTTATGACCGCCACTTTCATAGCGATAGCTTAAAAGTGATAAGCTACAAGGCTATTAATGGCCGTATGAAGTCGTCAACGTGCACTGAACAACAGTTGCGCCGGGCTTCGCTAGGTAGTGATGCACTTGTATTGCACGGTTCTTTATCACAAGAGTGGAAAGATATGTTAGTGATACATTTTGGTAAGCCAAAAGAGGAAATAAAAAATAGCTGGTTTGCACAACATTATGTAGCAGATCGTGCAGCATGGGATTTTTACACAGGCTACACGTATGGCGAAAAGCTAAGACTTGAACTAGACACGATTGAGTTGTATGTATATCAAGCCTCAGTGCTAAACACGGTGCTACTTATCAAAAACAACCGTCAGCAATATGTAAAAGCAATGGGTTGTGCTAAAGTAGATATTTGGGATAGTTTAAGTAAAGATGTAAATGCTTTTAGAGAGGTGGATCATAAACTACCAACTACAAAGGATTCGCTTCGCTACAAGGTTACAAAGTATGCAAAAGAGGGTTATCCTGCTGTAATATCTGGGAAGTTTGGAATGCAAAACGCATTGAAAGTTAAGGAACGCGAACAAGAGGCTTTAATTGATGAGCTACTTGCTAAGCACACTAACCTTGACAATGAATTGATCGCATCACTTTACAATATGGTTGGCGAACGCTTAAACTGGCCATCGATCACGGCTCAAACTATTGGGAACCGCAAAAAAGAGAGTAACCTAGTGATTTATGCAGGTCGTAATGGAGTTTCCGCATTATCAAATAATATGCTGATGCAAAACAAACGTCAAGCACCATCAACGCCAATGTTATATTGGACACTAGACGGTTGGGATGCAGAACTTTTGTATCAAAAACCAGTGAGCGACAGTAAAGGACAAACAAGAATGACCTATCACAACCGCTTAACAATGGTTGTTGTTCTAGATACATTCAATAAATATCCAATTGGGTATGCCGTAGGATCACACGAGACTCCAGAGCTAATAAAAGAAGCCATGCGCAACGCCATCAATCACACAGCTGAGTTGTTTGGTCAAAAATACAACCCTAGACAGTTACAGTCTGATAATTACCAGTCAAAAGTATTGACACCTATTTATCAAGCGTGCGCAAAGTTCTACACTCCTGCAAAGGTTAAGAATGCCAAAGCCAAAGTGATTGAGCCTTACTTCAATCACATCAATAAAAAGTATTGCAAGCTAATGGATAACTGGTCTGGGCATAACGTGAATAGTGGTTCTAAAAATCAGCCGAACTCTGAAATGCTAAACAAGCTTAGCAAGTTCTTTCCAGATGAACAAGGATGTCGCCAACAACTAGAACGAATTATTGAAACAGAACGAGCTAAAAAGGTTGATGAATACTTAAATAATTGGCAAAAAGTAGATGAAGAGTTAAAACTACCTATGCCACAAGAAAACTTTTTACTAGCACTGGGTAAAACATCAGGACAAACCAACAGATTAGTAGGTTCTGGACTAAACATCAAGATTGAAGGTAGTAAGCAAGTGTATGATTCTTACGAGCTAGAATTTAGAAAACAAGCACACCAAGATTGGAATGTATTATTTGATCCTCAAAATATAGATCAAGTTTTAGCAGTAAGTGCCGATAGCAAGCACCGCTTTTTACTAGAACGAAAATATGTTCAAGCAATGGCACTGGATGATCGAGGTGAGAATGATGCAATGGAGCTTAAAAGAGTAAACGATTACAACAAAGCAGCGATTCAGTACATCACAGACGAACGAAGCGAAAATAGGGATTTATTAGAAAACCTCTTTGAGAACCCGCTGCTAAGTGACACACTGGCCAAACATTTAATAGTTGATTCAAGAGGACAACACAAGGACCAACGAAACAAGCAACGACTAGGAGAAAAAGTGTTACTCAAGCAAGAAATAAAGATTGAAAAACAAGCCGAAAAAACGTGGCAAGAAGAGCAAAACGATTATTACCAACAAAAAACAGACGTTAACAAATACTTACAACAATGACAACAGACTTGAAAAACCAAATTGTACAAGAACTAGAAAACTACCTTGAACTACACAAAATGTCGGCTAACGAGTTTGTGAAAAAGTCAGGAATTAATGAGGCTTACGTGTCTAACATGCGAAACAAGAGCTTCAAAATAGGTCCTACTGAAATTGCTGAAAGATGGTTCGAAAAAGTGGCTCAATTTATAGGCCTAGCACTTAAAAAAAGCTATTGGACACCAGTACAAACCAATCAAATGACCGCAATGATGCCAATTCTTGAAGATTCTAAAGAACACGGCTTAACCAATGTAGTGATTGGTGAAACGGGAAGCGGTAAAACATTTAACGCTGAGTTGTTTGCCAAAGCTAACCCCCTTGACACATTTATTGTAAAAGTTGGAAGCTCTGACAACCTATCTGATTTGATTGATAAGATTTTAGAAGGTGCCAAAATACCACATGCAAAAACCAAGTCAAAAAACATCAACGGCATTGTAAAGTTCATGCAAAAGCAAAAGTTTGACGGATTGAAACCACAATTAATTTTTGATGAGTGCGAGTACATGAAACAACCTACACTGGGAATGATGAAAGAGTTTTACGATGATCTAAAAGGACATTGCTCGATAGTGTTGATTGGTACTGATGAGCTCATCGACAACCTGGACAAACTAAGAAAACGTAAAAAAGCAGGAATGCGCCAGTTTTACCGCCGTATCAAGTTTGGAATACGAGTGTTACCAAACATCGATAAGAATTACAGAGGTTTCCTGGACAACATTCAAGACAAAGGTTTATTAAGGTTCTTAAAATCAAACTGTGAGAATTATGGCGAATTACACGACTGCTTAGTTCCAGCGATGCGAGAAGCAGACAGAACTGGGGAACCGTTAACAGAGTCTTTTGTTCGAAAAGTGTTAAACATACCAACGTCAATGTTTTAATGAAAAAAGCCTTAACAGTAAACAACATAGTAAATCAAGCAGTAACGCTCATTGACTTCAAGAAAACACACCCTCAATTGTATCAAGCATTTGGGAACCCTCAAAACAAGGGTATTTGGTTTGTCTGGGGTGGCTCTGGTTCTGGTAAAAGTAGTTTGCTTTTAGACTTAGCAAAAGCATTCTCAGAAAGCCTTAAAACCATTCATAATGAACTTGAAGAGGATTTGGATGATTTAGATTTTATCAATCGCATACGATTAAAAAACATGCAAGATGTAAAGGATAATTTTCTAACAGCATCCTACAATTACGAAGAGCTGTGTGAGTATTTAGAAAAGAGAGACAGTCCAAAAGTGGTGATAATCAATTCAGCTACCTATTTTTTTAAGGATTTGCAACAATATTTTGAATTTACAAACAAGTACAAGCGAAAGAAGATCATCATCGTTTCGGGCATGGCAAAGAGTAACAATCCCTACTCAGAGCTAGAAACTAAGATCATGTATGACGCCAATAAAAAGATTTTTGTTTCAGGCTATCAAGCCCTTTGCAAAGGTAGAACTATAGGACCCAATGGAGGTGTTTACATCATCTGGGCGGAGGGATATGAAAAAATAAGAGGAGCACAAGATTCAAATTAAAAGTAAAAAAACATGAAAACAACAACAGAAAAATTAGCAATTACAGAACACGAATACGAAATGATGGTTTTTGGCTTTTACTCCCGTTGGTGCGAAAGCGTAACAACAAACATGAGAGACTATCAAGCAGTTCTATCTAATGCAGCAGTCAATGCTTGGTTCTTGATGGAACTAACAAAATGCGAGGCAGAATTTCATTTATCAACAGATCGCTATATCGATTCGCCAACAATTACCAAAATGGACCTGCAAAACTGCTATAACGAAAGCACTTTTAGGTTGTTTAATCTTAGACCTATGCCTCTTTTAGAAAAAGCAAAAACCAAAATACCAAAAGGAACTCGAGTGTTTAACTCCATACTCCAAAACTAATGACCCCACAGCAAAGAAAAAATAAAATAGCAGAGCTAGAGCAATGGCTAAGAGATAACCCGAACCATGCAAACCGCACGATAATAGAAACCGACTTGCGTAAGCTCACAGAACAACAGCAAGGTAGAACCTACGAGCGAGACACCTTCGATTTAAGAAACTATAATTTCTATAATGTATGAGTAACGAAGACATCTACCAACGACTTGAAGACTTACACAACGTTTTGGTGTATTGCTCAGAATTGCAAAAACAAGGTCGCATTCACGTGTTCAAAGTTGGAGAACGCATCTGCATCAATCAAGAACGTGGCGCATTGCTTTCACAACTAAGCCACTCCAACAATGAAACCTTTAGCCACGAAGTCAGGGAGTATAAAATGCCTGTGGGAATAGAAGTAAAAATAAGATTCACCATCGAAAAAATAGAGGCCACTGGATGGGGTGGCTTTTCAAATGAAAAATTTTTAAAGTAAACACAAATTAATAATTATGAACACAGCAACAATCGAAGCACCAGTAGATTTAACTAAATTTTCAAAGGCAGAACTAAAAGCAGCATTAGCGGCACAGGATTCTAAAAAAGAAGCCGATAGACTCGCTTATAAGGAACTTGTAGAACAAACGGTATCCAAAGCAATTTTTAAACTCGCAGTAGCATCCGAGGTGCTATCTAATGCTAAAACCGAAGTATTTAAGTATTTCGAAGATGTCCTTGAACTAAAATCAGAAGTTTTTGGAGTAAAAGAAAAACAGCAATCGCACTCATTCTCTTTTGACGGTGGCGAGGTTCAAATAGGATATCGCATTACGGACGGTTGGGACGATACCGTTAACGCTGGAATTGCAAAGGTAGAAAAGTACATTAGTTCATTGGCCAAAGATGCCGAAACGGCTGCCCTAGTCGATATGGTTTTTAACCTTTTGAAAAAAGATGCAAAAGGGAACTTGAAGGGTAGTCGAGTTCTAGAGCTTCAAAAATTAACCGCCAAATTTAATGATGAAGAGTTTGCAGATGGCGTGGATATCATTAGTAAATCATACAAGCCGGTGCGCTCGGTTTGGTTCGTTGAAGCCGCATTGATTGACGAAAACAAAAACAAAACGCCAATCCCTTTGTCCATGTCGGCGGTTGATTTTTCTAAAGGCTACAATTTTGAGTTTTACAACGAAGTAATTGCAGAAACCAATGCACCCGAGTAATTCAGTAACGGTACTATTAGCAATCCTGCTAATAGTACTCAACGGGAAAGCCATCGTTGACTATGTGTTATGGCTAAGATTTAAGATAAGAACCACTTTTAAACAAATGCAAAATGAGCGTAAGAATAACACCGCTAGTAGATCACGAGAGCTACAGCATAAATAATAAAGAAGTCTATAAAGATAGCAACGGTAACTGGATATACCGCCAAGAATTGACCTCTCAGGAAGTGAATGCTTTTCATAATTACAAAAAAGCAGTAATAGAAAATAAAGCTTTCAAAAAACACACAAAAGCAACTTATAAAGGATAAAAAAATGCCAGAAAAAAACAAAAAACAAGATATACAAATTCAGTTTCAAGCAAATATTTTAAGCGCACTACAGTCCGTTTTTGATGAAGAAAGTGATTACTACATTGATATTAATAAAGTAGCTAAAGAAGGGAATTTAAATGATTTGTTTCACGTCTTAGGGACAAGAGTACCACAACACATATTTAGCAAAATTACAGGACAGTCACCCGATCCTTTAGAGTTCAATCACATCTGTAACAAATTGATTTTTCAGGATAGAGAGGACAGTAAAAAATAATTTGGGTAGGTTAATTCGGTTTCCCGAGTGAAAATGGCTTTTGCGGGTTCGAATCCCGCCTCGGGAGCAAATTTAAAACAACAAAAAAATGAAATGGAATATTCAAACCCATAAAGTAGGAACAGGACAGCAGGAAATACAAGTAAAATTGTTGGTCAAAGAATTGCAAGATACATGGGCTACAGATGCTCAAACCTGGTGTAACGCATTTAAAGATCGGCTTAAACTAATACCTAAAAAGAATTGTTTTACTGCCGAATATGGATACAAGGCTACCGAAAGAAATCATACAAGTCTAGAGGTCTGGAAAATGAAAGCTAACGGTGATTTTAACTACAAAATGTTTACTGTAACTAGAGAATAAAAAAATGACAGCAACTAAATCACCATATCTATTCGAGGGACAAGGTTCCGCAATAGATGATTACAACGCTCCAAAAAAGCAACTGCAAGCCATTGTACAAGGCGGCAGAACCCAAAGCAAAAGCAACTGGGGATTGTTTGACAAAGAGAATCAACAGCACAAAACAATTTTATCACTACTCCGTCAAGCACAATGGGTGGTGAAAAATGATAAGTGGGGCGAAGTTCCAGATATTAAGCGCCTAAGCGAGTTTTTAAAGAGTGATAAATCACCCGTTAACAAGCCTTTAAAAGATATGGAAGCCCAAGAGGTTTCGAAAATTATTGAGGCATTAAAAGGAATCGTTAAATCAAAATACAAGTAAGATGGAAGAAATAATAAATGATCTACACTGGCTAATGTTTCACTGTTTTATTGTTGGTTTTTCAATTTGTTTGTTTTTATGGATTAACTGGCCATCTAATAAAAAAACAAAAAAACGAAAATCAAAGTATCCTAAATGTGATTGCTCCGATGTTAACCAGTGCTCAAAATACTGTCATGCTAAATATTGCTTTTCAAAAGACTTTACAGATGGAAAAATATAGCATCACGGTAGTTTGTCCTCACGACATCGCCGAAACAAGAGTAATTGAAAGCATTGCAACCTGCGAAACAACAGTACTCGTTTGTACCGAGTGTGGCGAAGAATTAGAAAAACCTAAAACAGAATGTTAAGATGATTATAGTATCTAAAATTTCTGAATACTATTATGACGTAAACGGAAATCTTGTTGGAATTATTTTTTTTCCAATGAATGAAGATCCAATTATTTGGTATTACTGTAATAAAGAATTAAAACCACCAAAAACCGAATGTTAAGATGAAAAAAATACAAAAAGTAATAGAATCCTGCTATGACTGCGAATTTAGACACGTTTTTTCAGGAGGTTCTGGTGGATCTTCAAAAGCGCATATATGTCGCCACATTAAAATAATTGACCAAGACAAAGTCGAAGACTCCGACCCCTTTTTATTAGATGTATGTGATAACGGTTCTCATAATTTGCCAATCCCGAAAAACTGTCCACTTGAGGATTATAAAGAAACTCCAAAATGAAAATAAAACTAAAACTCTCCGAAAAACAGATCAATGCACTGGTCTATAGTTTTGGCGTAATAACTAAAACGCCAACCAAAGACAGAACCGTAAAGGTAGCCCGTTCCGTAATAGATAAAGTGGCACTGAAATTTAAGAAAAAACAACTAGACGTACAGCAGGGCGGTAACCTTTTTACACGAGACAAAAAGCATTGTTTCACACTCGAAATTGTCGAAGCGCATTACCTAGAGCAATTCACAATACTTATGAATGAGCATCCCTTAAATGATTATGACCGCAACGTTTTACGCTACATAAGTAATAATCTTAACCAACAATTAGCCTAATGTATCTTAATCAAAAAAAGAAACGGCCATCTAAACCCATCGAAACTGATTTTGAGCGCACTCAACGCGAACATCAGCAAGCCGTAGAACTAGCTTAACAATTCAAAAACATCAAACCCACTAAATACTTACTCAAATGAAAAAAAAGAAAATATACATCGCTGGCAAAGTGACAGGATTACCACATGATGAAGTCTTTGCCAAATTTGCAGATATGCAAACCAATCTTGAAAGCGTTGGTTTTGAAGTAGCCAACCCAATAACTATTGTAAACAATGCACAATCTACTTGGTTAGAAGCAATGAAGCATTGCATTGCTGAACTTCTTACTTGTGACGCAGTTTACTTACTACCGTGCCACAACAATAGTAAAGGTGCACTAATAGAAAAGCAGTTAGCGATTAACCTAAAAATGCCATGTGTGACTAATGTATTTGAACTTATCGACTAATGGAGCAGCTAACCACATACCGCGCACAAGGCAAAGAAATAGGTTTAGTTTTCCTTTTTAAATACGATTTAAACGGCAATTTAAAGCTATTTGAAATATGTGATGGAGAACTAAACCCTGATCAAATTAATTGGTTGTTTTCGAAGTTTCCAGCGAATGAAAGTGCCATGACAAATATTTGGATGAAAGAGGAAAAATATACTAAAGTATTTCTAGTCACAGTTTCGCCCGCTGATTTATCCTTTGATGCTCTCTGGAACTTGTACGACTACAAAGTAAGCCGCCAAGATGCCGAAAAGCAATTTAAGAAACTTAAACCTTCCGAAGTAATAAAGTGCTTTACTGAGATTCCCTTTTATCTTGATCACTTAAAGAAAAACCCGGGCATTGGTAAATTACACCTCGCTACTTACATCAACAAAAAAAGATATGAAGACGAACGCCCTCAAATAGCAATGAAAGTGGGCAAGGTTTTTAATCCAATGTTGAAAGATTTAGCAACCAAAAAAACGAGTAAGTAAACGATTATAACGTATGGTGCTATATGCAGTATTGCCATAGAAAAAAGTTGTCGTGTAGTACTAAACGTTATTGGCAATATTGCACATAGCACGTGTTACCGCTAGTTGTGGGTTTTTACCGAAAAATTAATTATAAATACTAAATACAAAAAATTATGGGATGTGATATACACAGTTTTGCCGAAAGAAAAAGAAACGGTAAATGGGAAAAAGTAGGAGAACATTTTTCATTAGGAGAATGGGAAAAAGAATACTATAAAAAAGAAAAAAACGATAGTCCTTTTGACTGGAGAAGTTATTCAATGTTTGCGTTTTTAGCCGATGTTAGAAATTATGACCATTGCGAGCCAATAAGTGAACCAAAAGGAATACCCGAAGATGTTTGTGACGAAATAAAAAGCGAATATGATGATTGGGAAAGTGATGCACATTCATCATCTTATTTGACACTAAAAGAACTTTTAGATTTTGATTATGATAAAGTGTTATGGAACAGAAGAATTAGTAGAACTACATATAATGAAAATGGTGGTAGTTATACTAACGGAGCGTCATTAGCCGAAGAAGGAGAAGGAACTAATGTAACGTACAGAGAAAATCTAGGAGAATTTTTCTTTATTCATTTGAAAGAATTGGAAGAATTAGGGAATCCTGATGAAGTGAGGATAGTTTTTTGGTTCGACAATTAACTAAATTTCATTAAGAACCATTAATGTAGCAATTAGCGGTAACTGTCCAGCTAGCCGCCGTTTTTTTATGGCGACTAGCGCAAGTTATAATCGATTAAATAACATCTTAAAAACAACAAAAATGGCAAAACAATTTACAAAGGTTACTAAAACCTACAGCACAAAAAACAAGTTGCAGCTACTAATTTTAAATGAGTTAATTATGGTCGACTGTATTCTCTTTATGACTAAAAGTGAGGCAACCGATTATATCGTACAATTGTACAAAAATGCCCTTTTAAAGTATAAAGGTACCGCGGCGGTACCACAATTAAAAAGGCACGAATCGAGTGAACAAAGTATATCGTTTTATGTAGACGATGTGATTAGTATTTCAATGTATAATGTAACAACTGACTTATCATGATACTACCATTTAGTACACAATTAAAAGGTGAGCCTACTTACTTTGTTGAGAAAATTCACAAGTCATTAAAATCGACTTACTTTAATGACTCAGTAGGTTTCAGTCCTGCGCACGTTCCAAAAGATTTTGATTTTATAATGTTCCCACTTTTAGAGCCGAAACATCACACGATCCGGGAAGATAAAAACGACCGATGGACACCCGGAACAAAAATTGATTTCTTTATCAATTGCCGTCAAAAAAATATGTTTCGGTTTGCTCCGGTTCTGCCAGTGGTCAGCGTTCAGAAAGTTGAGATTGTTTACGATAAAGTATTTGGGAAAACTCTTTACCCGGAAATACTAATTGACAATGTAAAGTTACATCCAATGAAATTAGAAGAACTCGCGCAAAACGATGGATTCAATACAATTAAGGATTTCTTTGCTTATTTCAATGAAGATTTTACGGGCAAGTTGATACACTGGACGGATTTAAAATATTAGAAAGATGAGCATAAAATCAATAAATCAACAATTAAACAACAGTATTATGAAGTAAAATAGCAAACCCTAAAACGACAGTATTAAATATGCTATCTGGGGAGATAATCGTTTATAAGCGACTAGTGAACAATAGGAGCTAGTTGCTTTTTTATTGCTTAAAAACCTTTGTACGTAAGATGTAACTTTCTTACTTTTGATTATTAATAAAAAACAGAAAAAAATGGAAAAAATTGACATGGAAAAACGAATAGCAACAAACAAAAAAATATTTAAGGTATTTGGGATTTTATTTGCATCATTAATTATGATTGTAATACTTGCTGAAAGTTTTGGAAGTAGTACTGTTTCAGACGATATTGTAGAAACAAAAGCATTATCGGAAATAAGTACAGCCAAAGGAATAATAGGAATGTCACCAGTTGATGTTTACCTTGATTTAGAAAAAAAAGGATATGCAATAGATAAACAATACATCCCAAACGAAGGAACAATGTATAACTGCGACAAAAAAGAATTTGCTATCACCTATAATGTGAGAATGTTTAAAAACGAAAATGACTTGGTCGAAGAAGTTAGAATAGCGGCTTCAATAACGGGTCAAGACAATAAAAGCATTGTGGCCGTAAAACCGTTTTTAAAGTACATAAGTACCGTATCCTATGAAGGTAGTGACACAAGCAAAATAACACAATGGATTGAGGAAAATTTCAATAAAGAGAGTGCTTCAATAGTAATAGGAAAAGCTAAATTTACTCTAAGTGGAAATAAGTTTTCAAAAGTCGTCCAGATAGAACCAGCATAAATAAAAAAAACCCGACTAGATCCAGTCGGTTTTTTTTATGCTTTAAAATATTATATTTGCCTACCCTTTGGGAGCATCATTTTTAATGTCAGGGAAAGTTAACGAGGTTTAACGTGAACCGCTTGAGTTAAGCTATGCCAAAGGGTTTTTTTATACCTGAAAACTCGTGTTGCACAGAACCAAAATGTGATTTAATTTTGTTTCATGGCGTATAATAAGAAAAATTATAACAAACGTGCTCAATTTATTATTGAGGTGTACAAAAACGCCAAACACGATGACGTACCTGATACTAAAATAGTACGTACTGTTTTTCCTAAATTCAATATTTATCTATCGTATCGCCAATGGATGAATATTAAAGGAACTCCAATTCCTAGTGAGGTACAAAACCAGTTGTCACTATTCGGTTTTTAAATTTAGTTTGTATCCTGGTGTGTTGTCACCTAAGCTGTAATCCTCAAACGAGCTTGTGAATATCAATTCTCTTACTCGTAAACCTACATCGTTTCGGTTTAATCCTTTGGCACTTTTACGTACCAATAATTCACAATAATCACTCTCCCAACTGGCTATTGCCATATACAACTTTTGTTCCAGCTCCAAGTATTCTAAACCTAACTTTCTCACCTCAAGAGGCGCTAAATTGTATGTTTGGCTATAGGTATCCATAACCAGAATAACAGACAATACAGGTAGCGCCATTTGGTTTTTGCCTTGTAAGTTAGAAAATTCGGTTTCAGGAAAGTCCAAAAGCACGGCGGGAAACGACATCATTTTTCGTGGATCATCAGAACCAAGTTGTCCTAAATCTTGTTCAATATAAGTTACCTCTGGAACCTCAATCTCTATGTGAGCTTGTAAGTCTAAAAATAAGCTAGCAAATGGTGAGTTCATAATTATTGCATGATTTGTTTAATATCTCGAGCTATTTGTCTCTCAATGGCATTGTTCAGCACGGGGCTGTCACTTGGATTTGTTGGCATGAACTGGCGTTTTGGTATATTCATTTTACGTTGGTGCGCTCTTACTTGACTACTACCTGATTTGTAGGTCACAGTTTGCATACGCTCTTTGCCTGTTTTGGTAAACTTTCCAGTACCTTTTTTTGCTTTGCTGTACTTGTTCCTGCTGTGCGCTTTTACGGTTACAATTCCATTAAAACCCTCGTTGTGTGCTTTGGCGTAAGGCATACTATTTTTTAATGTAGTTTGTCCTGGTTGCGTGGTGTAATAGTTGGCAGCACGCAATGCTCCTGTTTTAACTAAAGTGCTACCTCTCGGTTTTCGGCTTTTTTTCCAACGATCAAAACTTTGTCCCTGAAATCCCTGAGCTCTAAAATTACCATTGATAAAGCGCAAAGCAATGTTTCCAGCTACCGATGGATAACGGTTATTGGCATAATTTTGTATCTCTTTAGCCTTGGTATTGAGTGCCTTTGGAAATTCCTCTGGGGTCATTTTTGTATTATTTTACATTTAATTAATTGTAATTCAAGTAACATTTAGTAATTTTGTATTTATGTCTAAAGAAGAATTAAATACTAAGATGCATTCGGAGTTTATTGTTTCCGAAGAAAATAATGTAAAGCACAAGTGTTTTGCAGCATTAAGAGATATGTCAAAATTTAACTATTCAATCGATAAAGCCTCGAAAACATACAATGTTTCCATCTCACAAATTGAATCTTACACTTCTGAATTCAATAAATTAGTAGCCTAAGTAGTCTTCAAATATTCTTGTTTGTACTTTGTCTTTCAAGTTTAATTCACCTTTCCATTGCGTTTTAAGCAAGAGTTTTTTTCCGTATTCAGAGGATGATATCCTGTGCATGTCGAATGAATTACCGTTTTTCTTGAAATCTTCGTAAGACTCTTCAAAATGTTGAAGATTTGAATCTGTTAGTGTCCCTAATTCTTTTAACCTTTTTGCTTTGTTATAGACATCGTTTATGTCCTGCATATTATAAGCCGAAAACCCATATCTTCCCCATGTATAACCTCCAACATCAAGATTTGCGTGAACCGTAATTTTGTCAAGATTAGAGTTTTTATACTGTTTGTGTAGGTTTTTAAAAACCTCCTTGGAAATTCCTCCTCCTTGTAAATCCTTATTTATTTCAAAATAACTATGGTATACAGTTTTTACACCATCTTTTACAAAAAGTTTTCTTTGTAATGTAAAGCCTTTTTTGGTGTCAATATATTGAAACCAAATATTTTTATCATCTGTAAGTATTGTCTTTTTGTCAAAATTTAAATTAAATTTTTTAGAGAGATTTGTCATGTCTTTATCTAACTCAATAAAATTAAATCCTTTAAAGTTTTTATTAAATCTTTCAATTCCGTCTTTATCAATATCAAGCTTGAATTTTCTCTCTTCCAATTGTTTTAAGGTTTTATCATTAAGCTCAAATGGTGTTGGTTGCTCAATTTTTGAAGCTTTTTTATTTGTAGCCTTAAAATAAGGATGTTTGTCTGTAAACACCTTACCTGTCAATGCGGCATTGTTGTCAAAAATAGTTCCCTTAACCAACGGATCAACTACTTTGTTTGCCCAAACGCTGTCATACTCCCTACTCACATTTTTAGCTACACCAGGGATAACAGTACAACGACAACCCCAATCTAAAGGCGTGTATAATCGCTTCCAGATAGGATCGCTTTTTAGGGCGGTAAACTTATCAAATAGTTTATGACTAGCACGCACATGAGCATCGCCCGCGGTGGTAAACTCTAAATATTGAGAGTCTAAAGTTCCCCATTTATGGGCCATGATTGCAGTTTGCACTACGTACTGATGCTCAGCACGCAAATAGTTGTTGTTGAAAACTTCGCCCGTGTCTGCAACTGCTTTTTTGACCGTTGCAAGGCTTTGTATTTGCCCTTTTTTATTAAAAACAGCATCCTTAAACAATTGAAATTGTGTTAAGGTTTTGGCATAGCTAAATTGCTCAATGTTTTGCTTGAACTTACTTTGTAATGCTTTCCTGCTGTCATTGTCATCAAACGAAGTTCCTCCAAGGCCTTTGTTCAAAGCTGCCATTAATTGTGCAGCTGTTTTGTTGTAAAGGGCGTCAGAACTTAAGTCTTCACCATTTAATAACTGCCGTGCAATATCAGTATATATGGTATCCCATTCGTCAGCATTATCGGCTAAGTCAGGCAATGCAGCACAATTACAAGTGTCGCTATATAAATCGTTCAATTGCCCAACTAATGTTGGGCTTGGTCGAAAAAATCGGCTAAGTTCTTAAAGAACCAGTCGGCTAAGTTTTGTTTTTTGGTTTCGGTCAATTGTCCTTTTTTGGGCTTTTGTCCTGGTGCTGTTTTTGTTGTTTCGGTTCCCTGTGGTTCTGGCGTTGCTAGTTGCCTTTGCTCTTCCATTTTTGCCTTGAGTTCGTCGTAATTGTCAGGCTTAGGAATGCCGTAAGTTTGGTACCAGTAATCATCTGCAATTGGTACTTTTGAACTTACAAAAGTGTCAATTTCCATGCGAAGCTTCAACTTCGTTAAATTGAGATCAAGTTCAAACTCAAATTTACCATCAACATCAAAACCGTATGATTTTAATATCTGTTTGAACTTTTTAGAATTCAAAAGGTTTTCTACGAATATTAAATCTGAAATAGTGAGCTCATCTTGTTGCTCTCCGTGCTCTTTTGATTGCGCATACCCACTGGAACTGCTAGAAGTGGTTGTTTCGGTATTGCCCAAAATAGCAATAGACATCTCTTCGTTACAGGCATCTTTCAAACCTATCTGAAGTTTGCCGTCACCGTTGGATGTTTTACCGTCAAGCATTTCGAATTCTGCTTGTTTTGGAATCATCAGAGCTAGTGAGGAACCGCTATCATTTAACAGGGTTTTTAGTTCCTGCTTAGTTTTAGTATCGTAAGCGTCGTACTTCATGATGCGCACCGGTTGCCCAAAAATCTCTACATATTGAGCATAATCGCCAAAGGTGCCACGTTTGTAAATAGCGTACATAGAACACGCCAAAAGCAGTCCTAAATCAGTCTTTTTGCCAACCACCCAAACAAAAGGCATGTCCTCGTAAGCAAAACCATTTTCGGCAGAAAGGCCGTATTGTGACTTGGTAATAATGCCCTTTTCGGGCTTGATGTGTTTTCTAGGAACTTCGTTAAAACTTAGCTCATCACCAATAATAAACTCAACTCCTGAAGTCCCCCAAAGTTTAGATTCCATTAACAAGGTAATCAAATCACGTCCTTTTTGGCCGTTAATTAAGTCCGTTAAATCGTCATCCTGTTTACTGTCTTTTTTGGTGAACTTGATTTTTTTATTGAGTACAGCATCGATACGCTTTGCAATGATCCCACGCAAAAAACCATCCATTGAAAGGATGTCGTGGTACAAGTCATAAAGTAACACACGATTAGGGAAATATACGCTTTCGGCACTAACTACACTTTCTTTGAGTTTGCCTATATCTTTACTACTTCGGTCAGGAGCTACGATTGTTAAGTCGTGAACTATGAACGCTTCTGAATTCTCTCCTTTTTCAATATTTACTCCCATAATCTAAAATCTTTGTGTGCGTTTTTGGTTAGAACCCCAGAAAACGCCATCATTTTGTGCGCTTTCGTCTTCGGGTGTTGTTGGGTCATCGGCTTTGTATGGCCAACTAGGGTTGATGTTCCCCTCTTTGATGTCATACAGCCAACCAGGACCTTCTTTGTCACCTATCATTAATTGCCAGTCTTCACGAAAAAGCTCAAGGTTAACATTGGGGTTTGATTTGCGAACCAACCAGTAAGAAGCAATAACTTTGACAGTCTTTTTTAGGTTCTCATCAACAACAGTAGGAGCAACAACCGGATTAACTGTATCGTCACCAAAAAGGGCTTTTAAATCGTATTTAAACAGATAGGATTTGCAAAAATCCTGAGCCGCTTTAATCTGTGTGATTGTTTCGTTTGGATCGTTTCGGGTAATGGCTTGAATGATCTCAGGGTATAGCTCGGTATTTAATTCGGATGGTTGTACTAACATGTTACTGCTGTTTTATAATTCGTTGTAAAACGCTAAGTCGGTTCTTTGGCTTAATCAAATTGTTAATCATTTCACAAATGGTGGTATGCTCCACATAAATTGGAAATCCTAAGACATCAACCCCTATTTGATAACTTGTTGTCTGTGGTTTGGTGTTATTCTGTGCCATTACATTCTGTGTTTATTAGCGGTGCGTTTGAAACTTTCTATTGCGCCTGTGCTTTGAGTTACAACTTTATTTTCAATGACCACAACGCCACCCTCTACTGCATCGGGACCATCTATTTTTTTAGACTTCATTGTGAAGCTTGTAAACTGAGAGGCTAAACGTTTCATGTGAGGATTGCTTTCTTCAGCTTTGTTAAAGATCAGTTGGCCCAATCTGTTTTTAGGTTCTAGCGTTCCCTCAACCCTTACGTGTTTGTCAGGCTTTTTTCTTTCGTCAGGGGTAATTGGCAACGCTATGTTTTTTTCTTCGCCATTTTTAAAAATCAAAGGCAAAAGAACTTGTTCGTAAAATGGATCTTGTAGGCTGTTGTTTTCAATGTAAATATTTACAGGGTCAACGCCCGCCTTTTTTAAATAGTCATAAGCTTCAAACATATAATCTACAAAAACCGCGTTAGTCATTTGATTGATCCAAACTTTATAGATTCCATATTTCAAACCTTTTCTTCCCACAATAACCACAACTTTACCGGATGAGTTGGTTTTGTCTTTATTACTTGGTGCAGGGTCGGCATAGGCTACTACAAAATCACAATGGCGAAGTTGTGGCAATTGTTCCCATAATAATTCTTTAAAAATGTCGCCGTCGTCCTCGGGATTATTGAAGTATTCTTTTTCTCCACTTGCGGCCGAAATTAGACTAAGTACACGGTCAATGGCCTCTTCAGTATTTTTGTTTGGCCAAGTACTCTTGCCCTCTTTGTCGCGAATGTTAACGATATCCCATTTATCGGCTTTAGCACCCATCTCAGAAATACAGCAATATTTTGCAATGATGTTACCACAAGCAATGATCAATAAACCGCTTGAGATAGAACGAGTAGGTATTAATGCTTGTTCAATCCACTTAACAATTTCTTTTACACGGTCTTCATTTCTACAAATTTCGTCTGTATCTATATCATCAATTAAGATGGTATCGGGACGGCTAGCATCGTTTCGGGTTCCACGGGGTGACTGCCCCGCTCCAATGGCTCTAAAGGAAACGCCTTTACGAGTTTTGAACTCGCTAGACTCCCAAGAACCAACTCTTTTTTGGATTCCATAGTCGGCAATAATTCTATTGTTTCGTTCTAGGATTCCTTTATAAGGTAAAAGCAACCTTTCGGCATTGTCAGCTGAATTTGAGATCAAAAGAATGTTTTTCTTTTTGCCTGTCATTGCCAGATAAAGTACCTCCATCATGGTGCGCCCTGACTTGGAGAGTTCTCGCGCCCATGAGCGTACTTCGTACCATTCGTCATTAGCTAATACACGTTTGGTTGCTTTTATATGAAAATCAGCGGGTTCGCTGGTATAGTAATTTGGAAAGTAGTATTTGAACCACTCTTCGGGGTTTTTCTCCAGGTGCGTGATGCGCCTTAGTTTTGCCCCGT